CCTGCCACAAAGTTCTGAAATGCTCCTTTCATGGCATCTAAGGATCCAGCGACAGTCTTTTCCGACTCATTTAGGAAGTTACCATCAAATTGTTGAGTCCGTTCCATAAACATCTGCATGGCAAGTTCTGCTTTTTCAGCGTTACTTGCAGTGTCCCACTTGAAATTCAGGCCTTTTTCCAAAGCATAAGCTTCAAGGGTGGTCGCATTCATGGCAACACCGAGGTTGTCCATCATTGTGAAGTTACCTTTTGCTGCGCCTGCTACTGATTCCATAGCCATCTTCATATCAAGTCCCATGACTGAGGCGACATCTGCTGCACGTCGCATGGCACTACTTGTTAATTCAAGGGATTTTCGCTGATCAATCCCCGACCCTTGAAAAAGCGAGCCCATCTTGTTAGCCGTCGCCATATAGTCCGAAGCAGACAGGCCCATATTTTTATACGCTGTTTTCGCATCATTTTGAACAGTTTGTGCAAAATCACCAAAAACAGCTTTAGTACCGCCAATGTTTTGTTCTAAGCTAGCAAAAGACTTGACGATTCCGCCAATCGCACCAACCACAGGTACAGTGAAGCCCGCTGTCATACCTGCTCCAACAGCAAACATAGAGGAACCAACAGTCGAAAGACTTTGACTAACCTTATCAAGACTCGAGCCTGTTTGGTTTCGGAGGCTCTCCAAAGACATCTGCGCTTCTTTTAGCCCACGGCTGAAATCTGACACATTTGCTTTTAATATTGCCGTGACATCAAATGTTGCTCCCATCAACCTCCTCCTCTCAACGCTTGATTAAGTAGCCTGTTTTTGTCAGCCAGGTCAAGAACCTTCCTGGCTGGTTGTTCAGGCTCAAACAACTTGTCAAATTCTTCTTTATGATTATAAAAATCCTCAAAATTCTTATAAGCTGACTTAGCGCTTTTGCCTTTGCCTTTTGTCGCTTTGACACTCTGGATGAACCAGGCTTGAATAGCTGAATGATACCGCCTATCTTCCTGCTGAATAGCATAGGCAGTATTGTAAATATAGAACTGTTCAAGCGTTGTGTTTGCTGCTTCAATGTAGGTCATGCCATGTCTGGCAATCAAGAGGGCAATAGCTTCATCATATCCAAAGTTAGAAGATGACGTTTGTCGCTCCCCTACTCGACTAGGTTCATGGCTTTTTTGAGTAGGGGTGATGTTTTTAACTCGTCCACAATCTCCTGGATAGTCTGATCATACTTGTCAGTTTCAATCAAGTCTTCCAGGTAAGCTTCGATAGCCTCGTTACTTGGTTTTTGAGGTTCGTTGACCGTGCCAGCCTTGATGATGTCTACAAAGGCCATCGGGTCATTAAGGGCTTGCCCTGCGTTAAAGAGGGTCATGGCACCGTAACCTGTTTTCATGCCTTCGAGTTCTGCTGAGTGCTGTTTATTCATTTCACGCAAAAAGCCGAGGCCAAAGCGTAGTGTGTATTCACGTCCACCAATTGTTAAAATCATTTTGTAAAACTCCTTTTAAAAAAATAAGGGGCATAAAGCCCCTAACAGTCATCTAACCTAGACGCCTTCACCAGTTGTGTCGGTTTCTTTTGCAAGTGTGTGGTAAGCGTATTGTGCAGCTTCAACGGCTGCTTTTTGCGTTTCAGTCAATGAGTCAACAGCTTGAACACCGTTGCCATCAATTGCCATTTCATAAGACAATTCAACCTTGTCATCAGAAGGCGCTGAGATTTCAAAATTCTTGAAGTAGCCTTGGTAGTAGTCAACGTCATAGACTGTTTTACCGCCTTCAACACGGGCGCTCCCAAGATCCACCTGCCAAACTTCAACCTTGTCTTTAGCCAGGTACCATTTACGCATTTCCTTCCACATGTTGACCGTGTCAACATTTTCACGGTAGGCCAATGAAGTGAAGTCAGCGCTGGTTTCGCCATCTGAAATGCTGTTCACAACACCATCCTTGGTGCTGGTGCTCTCAACTTCTTTTTCAGAGTTGATTGTGTGTTCCGTTTGAAAACGGACTTTGCCTGCATCTTGTTTCTTCTGGTCAGCTACTCGACGGAAGAATGCGATCAGGTCTTTTCCTTGAATTAACATCTATTTCTCCTTTTTGGTGTAATCAAAAGTAAAGTCCAGCACAATGTGGAGCAAGGGCTGGACATCCGTATTATCTGGGATAATTTGCTTAGAGGTTGAAGCATGGTGTAGGTGGTAATCATAACCATCATGGGCACGCTTGACCTCACTTTCTAAATAGGCTGAAATATCGTCCAGATTGGCTCTACCTTCCCTCAAACCGTAGAGGTGGACGGTTTGTCTCAATCTGCCCAGAAGGTCCTTATTTGGGCTTTCTGTGCCGTTATTTTCGCCTATGTAAACAAAGGGATAGGCACTCTTTGCATCAGGCAAAAAGTCATAGGTAACAACCTTGGCCTTACTGATGGTAAAAATCCGCCTAAACAAAGCATGATTTGGGGTCATTTGAAAGCTCCTTTCATCACGTTGGTCATGTCTTTTTGAAATTCTGGCTGAATTTGTTCCAACATGGGACGGAAGTGAGGGGTACCTGGTTGGTACCTGGTACCATATTCTTGATAACCGTCATAACCTGCCTCACCGTGAATATGGGCTTCCATACCAGGGTAAGAGGTGGTGATGTGGTCTTTCAAGAACTCGGTATCTTTAGGGGCCAACTGCTTAGCAATCCTCTTTCCTTTTTCTCCATTATTTTTCAGAACCTGCAAAGACTGTTCGACTGCCTTTGGTTGAGCGTTGCTGATGGTTGCGGTTAGCTTTTCCATGCCCTGCCATTTAACAGCCATATCAACCACCTACCTTTTTGAGCCTGATAGCTCCCTTGATAGGGGCATCAATCTGATCCATAGGAATGTACTTACCATCATCATAGATAGCGGATTGAAACGGATCTTGTGCTTGCTGAAAACGGCAAATCATGACAACATCTGTCTGATTGCCATACTCTTTCAAGACCTTGGCCTGTTGGATGAAGTTGACCAGGCAGGGCACAACTTCTTTTTGACCTTCAGCAGCCTCATAGCTATCTGTTTCAGGATTGTACTTTGGCTGTTCGGCTTCCCTGATCAAGGTAATGCGGTGAGGTGTCTTCATAGAAACATCACCTTGCCTTTCTCTCTTAGAGAACCATCAAGACCAAAATCCTTGTTAAGAATTTTCATGTAGGGTTTAAAGAGGTCATCCAGCTCCTGGTAGGTGACTGAATAACCGTCCACAGTCTCAGAGGTCACGGCTTCAGAGCCTTTGCGACCATAGAGCTTGTAAACCACATTTTCAATCATAAAATTGTATTTGGCATCAATTTCAGTTGTATCTGTCAAGAGCTTAAAATAACTTTCAGCATCGTCAACCAGGTCTTCAATGAGGGCCTTTTCTTCTGTATCGTCAGGGGCAATACCCAACCGACGCTTGATTTTAGAAAGTTGGGTATCTGTCATATTACTCCCCTTCAGCACCATCAAGCAAGGCTTTCAATTCATCCTTGCTAGCACGGGAACCGTACTTGATACCAAGCTCATCCAGTTTGGCTTTGAGTTCCTTTGTACTCAAATCACTTTCTGCCTTGGTATCTGGGGACAAATCCCCTTCAGCACCATCAGACTCAATGACACCTTTACCAAGCAGTTCCTTGATACGATTATCAGATACGTTCAAATCTGGACGTGGATAAGTTTCACCTTTCTCATAAAGGTAATTATTATCCTTAGTGTCCAGGATGTTTTTAGTTACGATATAAGCCATGAGTTAGCTCCTTTCTTTTTAGACACGTTCAGCAGGTTTCAATTTGGCAAAGGCATCTGTCTTGGTGATCATCACTGCAATATCCATTGTGGCACGGATGGCAATCATTTCTTGTTCGAAGAGGTTTATTGGTGTACCGTCAGCATTTGTGATGGTAGAAATCTGACCTTCTTCTGAAATCTTGTAGTTGATGTTGTAAGGAACACCATAGATAAGATTATCAAAGTCACCAGCAAGCAGATCTCCTTTTTCAAAACGTGCAGATTTAAGATCTACAGTAGTGATACCATCAATGGTATTTGCAGTCTTGTCATAGATAGACACCTTGTTGCCGTCACGGGCTTCACGGAGTGCGGAACGGTTTTGAATTTTAGACACGAACGCATTTGGTTCAACATCTGCAACATAGAGAGTAT